GGTCAAAATCTGCTGGTGTAGGTGACACCATGTTGGCATCTGGCCTTCTAATTGGACGCGTAAATGTTGTGGATGTTTTATTATTTTTATGTATTTTTTGTGCTTCTACAACAGATACATTATTAGCTAAGGCATTGATAACTTTACTTAAAGAACTATTGTTAGTTAAGTCTATTCCAAGGATTTCCGCAGCCTTACGTCCATATTCTGCTAGCGTAGAGAACACTTTAGGTGCTAAACCAAATGTTACATTCTTTTTCATTTCTGCAAGCTGTGCTGTTAATGCCTGTACTCTATCTGGGGGTATTAAACCAGTGTCTAACCTTCGTTGTATTTCTACAGCAAGTTTATTAGCACTTGCAGATTTACCTGTTTCAAACACCCCAGCTACAAGTGGCCCACCTAATGCAAACGCTATACCACTAGCAAGTTTGCCAATGCCACTAGTTTGTTTTCTTAATTCATTTTCTAATTGTGCTGTAGAGGCTGTTGCCATATCTAATGAATAGCCTTCAATATAATTAGGACCATCACGTTCTTCATTTGGTTGAGGTGTAGGTGGGCTTTCTTGTACAAATTCTTGTATAGGTGTTACAGGCTCATCTGCTCCAGCAGTGTACTCTGTGTAACCTTCGGGAATGGGGTACAATGGAACTGCACCGACAAATGCTACTAAAAGGTTTTTACCCTCTGCATTTCTGTACTCTTTAAAACTAATACCACCGTCACCCATAACTTTTTTAAAGTCAATAGGTTGATTTGTTGGTGCTGTATACTGTGGTCCAAGCTGTCTAACATTTGATGATGGATCACCACCATTAGCCATTGATACATAGCCACCTTCAGCCATCTCAACTTCTCTACCATCTTCAGCAACTATCATTAAATCTGCCATACCAAATGGCATTTCTTCTGGTAGTGTAGCTTCCTCTGAGTTACCCATTTGACCCATTGCGTCCATTTTACTTAAACCCATTTTAGCTTCATCTCTTAGAGCCATCATTTTATCTAGCCCATGATATCTTACAACGTCTGCTGGCATAACAAATTCACCCTCACTAAGTTTAGCAGGGATGTCATCTCTGACTTCTTTACGAGTACTTCCAACAGGAACTTTATTACCTGATTGTCTGTCTACCATACCACCTTCATCTTTAAGACCGCCATCTTCAAAAAGTTCTGCTTGTCGATTCATCATGAGAAATTACCTTTAGTTGTTTGCTATCACATTATCTCGTAATCGTTGTATATTACGTAGCATATGTATTGCGCCTTGCGCTCTGTGTAATGGGGCTATTTCTTCTGTCTGCTCCATTAAACGGTGTTGTTGTTTAATTAGTTCTTCTAAGTAGTTATTGAAGTGGATCCATTGCTTGGGGTTGTTGACCAGACCCTTGAGCTTGTTGAATATTTCCTTGTCCATTTCCACTAAATCCTTGTTCTTGAGGAAGTGGTGCTTGGCCTGTGCCTATAGTTCCACCTCCTGCGCCTGATGGGTCCATTGCATCTGCTCCTGCAGGTGCGCCCCCTTCTTGTGGATTTGGAGCAGGTTGTTGGAACTGCTTCATTAACTCAGCCTGTATAGCTGCTTCATCCATATTGTTTGTTACTTTATCAGGGTCTAGATCAAGAGACTTAGCTATCTCTCTAATAATATATTGAAACTTAGCAAATGGTGCAAGTGCTGGGCTGGAAGATACTTGCATAAACTGCATTAGTCTTTGGCTACGTACTTCATTAGCCATCAGGCTTTCTGTACCACGTGCCTTTACTTCTAAGTCACCACGTATAGCTGGATCAAAGTCAAACTGCATATTAAATCTAAACAGTCCTTCACCTAACGGACGTAGTAAGTAGTCGTCTACATTCTTAATAACATTTTTAATACCACCTGCAGCAGCACCCATAAGCATTGACATACCAGAAGCAGTTCGTCCTACTCCTGCTGATACTCCTGTTTGCCCATGAGCAAATGATGGCATACCTGTACTCTCATCTGAAAGCTGTCGTGCCTTATCAAATAGCTGTAAGTTTTCTCCTGCTACATTTGGAAACTTTGTACCAAACACAGCCTGTCCGGGTGCGCCACCTTGTCGTCTAAATACTTTACCGGGATACACAGACAAGTCTTGACCCGGAACTAAATTAGTCTCATCAACTTCTATAAGTAAGTTACCACTCAGTACAGCATTGTCTACAGCCATACGCATAAAACCATTCATAAGTGTTTGGGTATCATCCATGTTTTCAGCAATACCTACACCAAAGAAGGAGTAAGGGTTTAGTTCATACGGTGCAGCCATGTAAGGAATGGTAGCAGGTTTAAATGGATTAAGTACCATACGCAAAAGTTTGCCATTACAAATCCATATATTTGCCTGTAGTTCGTCAACTCCCTCAAGCTGCGAAGGTATATCAATACCCTGTTCCACCAACATATCATAGTCACACATACCCCAATACTCAAGTACTTCATAGCGTTCTATGCCATGCTCTGGTGCGTAGTCAGATAAATCGTCTTCCCAAGATTCTTTTGTATAGTTTGTTCCTTCTCTAATAGCATCGTCAATTACAGAGGCTCTGAAGTAAGGTCTTCTTTTTAATCCTAATAACTGAGAACGTGACATTTTGTGTCGCTCAATTACAAACTGAGCCTCGTCCATATTATTTGCATCTGGGTCTGGATAAAAGTTCCATACAGAAACATGAGATACTTGTGGTACAGTTTTAATTGTAGGTGAGTACTCTCCATCTGGACCCCAGTTTGGATATTCTTTGTCTACTGCAAACGGTCCTTTCATTACGCCTGTACCAAATAATGCCATTTCAAAGGCAGTACTACGTAAGTGTTTATTTGCACTTGACTCTTCAAGTTGATCTTGTATTTTTTTCTGCATAGCTTTTGCAGCAATCATGGCAGGACTAAAGGTTATAGACGTTGGAGTTTTACCTACGCCTGATCGTATACCCTCAATGTTATCAAACTTATCTGCTAGTGGACCTAGACTGTCTGCTAAAGTTTTTGCTGTAGCTCCTGCAGGTATTTCTTTTCCATCACCTTTATATCCATATGGACTAATAGGCTCATCTAACTCTGACTTTCTAAGTTGATCTGGTTCTTTAGGATCAAAGTTAACATCTGACACTACGCCTTCTGGAAGTATAGTAGGCTCAACTGTAAGAGGAAACTTATTACTTGCAAATAGTACGTCTACAATTTGACCATAAGCCGCAAGTGTTTTTGTTTTTGTAACTTTAATAAATACTCTAGACTTTTCAGCTTCTGTAAACTGTACGTCTGATCCATATATACCTCTGTAGTTACGATAGGATCTTAACCATCTATCTTCGTCTTGTTGCCTATAGTCGTCAGCACGTTTATAGCGTTCCATTACAAAAGGAATAATACCACTAACGTCAGCATCGTCAACTCCTGCATTGTCAGAGTCTTCTAATACTACCTGCTCATCATCCGTAAATCTTTGATCTTCTTCCATTTATAATACCTTTAATATCCAAAAGTTTTGTCTGCCATTGGCATACTAGATTGGGGTCTTCCGTTAGGATCATAGTCAAATATACTAAACCTTGGTCTAGACATAATACCATATCTTAGTGCGTCATACAAGTGGTCTTCACTATTAGTATCTACATCTTCTAAGTTCTTTTTGTCCAATGGTATTGCTGGTAATTGAGAAACCATATTTACACAGTTGTTAAAGAAAACTAATCTAGGTTCTTCTGTAAACTCGTCAACTTGTAGTCTTCTGTGTATTTCGTTTTTACCTGCAACTCTTGATCCTTTACTTCTATCTGAAGGTCTCCAGCGACATCCCCTACTTACCATCTGCTCTGCAAGACTAGGACCAGTATCCCCTCTTTTGTGCCAAAGAGAACTATCCAAAACTCCGTATCTAATAGTACCGTCACCTGCCTCCAATTCTAGTATTCTGTCGGCTAAATCTGCGGCTAGTACTTTACCTACATACAGTTCTCTGTAAACAATTAACTGTTCGTTAGGGGCGCAAGCAAACCAAACTACTCCAGATTTACTGCCGTAACCATAGTCACATGCTCTGAATTTTACCCAGTTACTTGGTATATCAAAGGGTTCAATTACATGTATGTTTCTATCAAACTCTGTAAAGGCTGCCCCTTCTTTAATATCCCAATCACCGTCTAGTAGCTGTCTTCTTTGCTGTTCTGGTAATGACAAAAGCATTGCTTCGTAATCACCCTGTCTAGCTAGGTAAGGATTGTCTCTTAGTCGTGCTGGTATAAACCTACGTTTAAATAAAGTTATACCTGCTTTTTCGTGTCCAACTGGATACTTTAGTATTTCTCCAGTTTCAATATCTGTTGCATCAAATGTTACATTTGGTACTGCTGGGTCGATAAACATTTTCTTAACCCAAGCATGTCCTCTACCTCCGGGGTTTGTAGTAGCCCTCATAAAAATAGGTAGATCTGGTGCAGTAGACCGTAAACGAGAACGCATGTAGTTCCATGCATATGGTGTGGCCCATTGAGTTAATTCGTCAAAGCCTATCCAGCTAAACGCCAGACCCTGATAACGCAAGACATCGTCTTCTCTATCAAGATACGACATCCACAACCTTGCGCCAGAAGGCGCGGTCCACTGCATCTTTCGTTCAGACCATTTAATTCCGGGCCATATCTTGGGGTACATCTCTTGTGATTTAAATATAAGTTCACGTAGCTCTTCCGTTGTGTGTCTTAGTAGTAGACCACTAAAAGCAGGATGCCCCATATACCTCAGAGGGTCTGCAAGCATTGCGTATGATTTACCACCACCAGCACTGCCACCATATAATACTTCTCGTTCACTTGCCGCTAGAAAATCTGTTTGTGGACCATCGTTTGGTTTGAAGATTATATTGTTGTCTTCTTCAATACGCTGTAAAGTAGTATCTCTAGTAACCTCTATTATTTTAGGTGACTGGAGCTTCTTTGGCTCCGATACGACTTTCTTCAATTTCTTGCGCTTTGGCGATTGTCTTTTTCGCATAGTCTGCCCACTGGCGTAAACTTCTAACTTTGTCTTTTCTTCTTTGTTCATTGTCCAACCGTTTTCTTAAACCTACGTGAGATATAGATCTACCAGTATTTGTAGTCAACCAGTTTGCTACTTCACGATATGAGTATTGTTTTAAATACTTTTTTGCCATTTCAAGTTTGTCTAATTGGTCGGGGAGGGGATTTAGTATGCCATTGTCTTCTGTGTCTAACTCATACCCAAAAGGAATTGTCCTAGATACTCTGGGTACTTTTAACCATTCGTTGTCTTCCTGTAAATCTATGGGTTGTGGTAGCTTCCACTTACCAAGAGATCTACTCGTCATCTTCTATAATAACTTTAGGCGGCATTAACATAACACCACCTTTTGATTCTACCTGTAATTTTTCTGTTTTTACTAAGCCTGTACGATCTAATAATTCTTTAGCTGCAATCATTTTATCTTTAATTCCCAACTCAGTAGGATCGTATAAACCACCTACCATAGCCATCGCAGCTTTAGGGGCATTACGTGCCATAAAACTCTGGGTTGCATCTAGTATTTCTTCTTTAAGACTATTAACTACTTCTGTTGTACTATATGTTTCTGAGTAACCAGCTAACTTCTTGGCTGATACTACATCACCACCTGCCTCATCAAACAGTACGGCTAAAAACTTTTGTTGTTTATCTGTTAATTCTCTTGCCATCTTTACTTCTTTCCTGCTAGATATCTAGGCACTTTTAGATTTCTTTTTTGCTGCTTCTGAAAGATCTTTAAAGTGAAATACAGGTTTAGAACTTTTAGTATGTGTTTTACCTGAGTGTAGCTTACCATTAGCCATTTTATGAGTAACCCCATTATACTTTGTTCCGTTTTTTAAATAGTGCTGTACGCCTTTTGCCATTTTATTATCCTTTTCCTGCAAATGCAGATCCTGTTAGTATTGCCCCAAATGCTAAATGAAACAAACCACCACCCATTAAAGTAAACGGATTGTGTTGCCCTGTTAGCTTTTTCATTAATTCCATTTGCACCATCGGCTCTGTTGTTGAGTTTATTATCATCATAAATTCAGATATATCCGGGCGATTAATTCCATACCAAATAGGTACAAACATAAAGTCATAAAAACATATTAGTAAATATATAATAAGAGCTGACCATCGCCAAGTCATTGTACTCTTTTGTTGAGGTGTTAACCCTTTGTGCATTTAAAGACAGGGTGGAGTACACATCAGTTTGTTAGTTCCGTAAAACATAACAACTATAAATACTGCAAGAGCTAGTCCTATCCATATCCATTTGTTTTTCATTGTTACCTCTTTAACATTTCTAATGATGTTTCTAATGTTTCATTATTTCTACGAGTCCAGCCTTTACCAAATGTTTTAAAGGTAGAAAGACTTTCATAAAACTCTTGACGAGTAGAGTGCATTTTAACTACTATGTCTTTATGTGTAAAGTTTGCAACAGCTTTAAGTGTCATAGGGCCAATACCACCATCAGCAGTAACGCCAACGATCCTCTGTAAGGCTTTCGCAGAACGGCCCACTCCACTATTAACCCCCCAGTCAAATACAGACCAGTCAACTCCACTAGGTAAATCGTCACATCTCCCCCTATCCCAATAGTTTTTCTTGTATATAGGTGATACATCTATTGGTGTCAACGCTCTCATTTCTTTTTCAGTGGCGTTACCATTAGTGTAAGCATCATATACAGCTTTGGTTACACCTAAGTTTGTCATGCCTCCGGGGTCAGAAGGATGATTTACAAAACCACCCTCATGTTTCAGAAGCATGTTTAAACAAAGTTTAAAGTTTTCTATACTCATTTTTTAGCTATCTTCTTAACTTTTTCAAATGAACGTAGTCCACCTAATCCCAACATTCCCATTAAGACAGTCATAAGACTTCCCATATCAAATGCAGGTAGAGGTGGTAACTCTGCCCCAAACATTGTAGCAAAGAATATTATACAGGGCTGTAGAATAAAATGATACATTAAAGCAATACCACAAGTCCACCCTACAAAAGGTCGCCATCCCCCAATAAAAATGGAACCAGACTTTGCCTCTTCCTGATTAACAGCAATTTGAGACATAGCTAGTTCCTGAGCATGACGTTCTGCCATTGTAGATATTTCATGGGCTAATGCAGCCTTCTGATCTTTATCTTCAATGAACTTGTCAAGTAGTCCTGTAACTGGGGATATAAGTTGAGCTAACATTACTTTTTCTTTTTAGCCATGCCACCGCCCATGTAGCCCATAGACTTTTTCTTAGCCATGCCACCGCCCATCATTTTCTTTTTAACCATGCCACCATCTTTCATGTAGCCCATTTTATTACGCACTGCACTAGGTAGTTTTTTTAACCCACCTGTAGGTTTCTTTTTCATTGCTCCCGGCATAGTATCTTCCTTTCAATATCGTAACGAGAAACACCTATATCTCTGAGTTCTCTGTCTGTCATATTTTGTAATTTCCAATAGTTTGCTCTGTGTTCTTGCATTTGAACTGCTTTATTCCATAATCTTTTTAACATAGTATAACTCCTTTACATATGTATGTCAATAGCTGTGACCTACTATAGGAGTTATACCATATCTAGTTATACCATACTACAGATATTATTGCAAGCCCGTTATGCATTATTTACGTTTACAATCACAAAAACCGCACCATCCAAATAGATGTAATACAATTCCTGTAACGATCAATCCTGCAAGTCCAGAACTTCCTAAGTTCTCAACTAAGTCAGTAATATTTGCTACTGAATTACCAAGAAAGATTAAGTTGCTTGGTCCTACAAGTATAGCCGCTACAATTGATAGCGTGATTAGGGCTATGCCCATCTCTGTAACACTTGCTATTGATGCTTTCATTTTTTCCATTGTTTATCCTTTATAATTAAATATTAATTTTATCTTTTACATCCCAGTACACACATTTTATATCAACTATTTTGTGACTAGGAAACTCATTTACTAAGTAGGGTAATCCTACAGTTTTAATTCCTGCAAAACATGCAGCTTCTTCTTTAAATACTGGCCCTCCATATGTTTTACAATCTGTTGCTACATACATAGAACACATAAGAACTAACGGTGTCCACATTATTTTTTCTTCTTAGCCATTCCACCCTTCATATACGCATTACCGTATGGTCC